TTGTAATTTTTCCTCGGCGGGAGTCATATTAGTCATATCAATACTTATTTCTCAGTTTGGACGGTTCCATTACCTTTGTCAACTGTATTCCTTCCCTAATTGTTGCATGTTTATCTGCATTATCTATTTTTTCTTGTTCTTGGGCAGTACCTACTACAAATTTTTCTTCTTCTAGTCCTTGTTTTTCTCCATCTTTCTGTGCTCGTAGCTCTAATTCTTCTGCACGCAGCCCTAATTCTTTTTCTTTTAGTTCAACAAGAGGATCTTTGTTCATTCCTTCTAAATATTCTTGTTCTTCTGCTACCATTTCTTCTGTTAATTGTTTAACTCGTACAGAAACTTGTTTTGCAATCTCAATTTCAAACTGTTGTTGCAGTTCTGGAGGTAATTGACCACCATATTGTGCTGTTACTTGTTGTATTTGTGCTTGATTCTCTGCCATTACCTCTTCTTTTGCTAATTCACTTATGTGATTAGAGATATGAGATTGAATTAATGACAAAATAGGGGGCGCATTCTTAACTAAATACGTCGACATAAAGGCACGATGTGCATCAATGTGAGCTGTATGGTCTTGTTGTGGAAATGCCACCGCTGGTTTTTGCATTAACATCTGTGAATTCTCCATCGCTGCATCCATAGGCATCGGTTTTGGAGGAGGTGGAAGAATAGCGTCAATATTTTGTACCCCCATTGCCTGATACATACGTCTATAGGCCTCATATTGATTGTGTATTTGGGGGTTCGCTTGTGCTAGTTGTAATTGTGTTTGGGCTAACGTAATACGTTGCGCCATTGAAAATATATTGGGATCGCTTACCGGAATAATATCTACACGATTATCAAAATCTTGTTGCTTAATCATACGATTACCACCTACAACAGCATACGGATATTCTGGTGGTAAGTAATCTTGAATGATTCTTGCTAAAATTTTAAATTCTTTCTTTTGTGAGTAATGCAATCTTTTGTGAATAGCACTCATCACTTTTGTACCTTGCTCTAATAGAGCCATTGTTGTACCAACTGGATTAGCTTGTGAACCTTCTCCTAGTTTTTGATCAGCTACAGCAGCAAATCTTTTTCCTGCATCAACAACAAAACCTAATAATGAAAATAAAGTTTGATCTGGTCCTTTATAGGGAAGTGGCATTAAACCTTGTCGAAGGTCTCCACTCGGTGCGTCTATGTCTCTAAACTCTCCTGGTTGTAATGGACTATCATCATCGGCAATTCTAATTCCCCTTGCTTTAAATCCTGCTGGTAAATTAGATAATGTTCCCGCATCAATGAGTTGACGGAGTGCTGACGTAGCAGTCCTGGACAAACCCCCCAACATATGAATAAGACCAAAACCATAAAAACCAAGGCCTGGTAAAAATTTATATTGAATGAAGTATGGTATTTTTTTCCTAAGAGGATCGTCTTCTCTGTAGTTTCTATAGATGGATAAGATTTTTCCGCTTCCCTCATCAATAGTAACAACATACGGAATCTTTATACCTGTAGGTTCACCTGATTGCTCGTCTTTATCTTCGAAACCTTCTATGTCTAAATCGCAATGCGACTCAAACAATTGATACATCTCATCGTAGTTAACTGGACTTACACCTTCTAACTGATTATATTTTTCTTGAACTTTTGATTCTTCCATTGTTGGATCTAGTAATTCTACATCTCGGTACAATCCTCCAACTTGTGCTTTTTTAATTTCATTTTTTGTCATCTTGACAATATGTGTTACTCGTTCCGCAGATGCTAAATCTGTAGATAAGTAAGGAACAATTAAATCTTCACTTGGAACAAATTTGGAAACTGGTCTCTCTAATCCTGCATCGTAATAAATCTTTTTAAATGCTGAACCTGCAAGTGGTAAGAAAAATAATAACTGATCCATGTCCGCATCATATTCTTCCATCTCATCCAAGATTAAATAATTCATGTATTCTTTTACACGTTGTGCTTGTGCTTCTGTCTCTGCATTTTCTTCACCCACCACGTTACATTTTACAGGTCCTCCTGCTGGTAATAATTCTTTATAAGCTTGTGATTGAAATGCTGTTACACTTTCGGATAAAAGTGGATGCGTCACGGAACTTGCTCCTTGGAACGGTTGTGATCGTTCTTGATGTTTAAATCCTAAAAGATCTAAACCTTTTGTGTATGTAAAAAACCATTCATCCCTTGATGCTTTATCATCTTCAATCTGCGAACGTAATTCTTCTGAAATAGAATTAAGAATATTATCATCTAATAATTCTGCAAGGTTAGCGCCAAAAGGAACTTGCTCCTCGACTACTGCTTCCTCACCAAATGTTACTGATCCATCTGGATTCTCTATAACTTCTTCTCCTATTGCTGCTTCCACTTCTATTTCTGGAGCATCACTCATCGGATCTGATGGTGCTGGATTATAACCTGCTGGTCTTTCTACTGCCATTATCTTCTTGCCTTTCCATAACCACGTTTCGCTAGGCCACCTGATTTCATTTTCATCGGAATAACAGAACCTTCTGCTGAACCTTTAGCTTTTGGACCGGGGATCGTGGACCCTTGTGCACTACCCGTGGCTCTCGCTCCAGGGATTACTGAAGTTTGAGCTGATGATTTAACATATCCACCGTGTTTGTAATTTGGATTAATTAATTCTAATTCTGCTCTAAGAATCTGTATTTGGTCATCATCCCCAATAGCTATAGCATCATCTAATAAATCTCGTAACTGTTTTACTCTACTTGGTGTTTTTTTGTTCATACTAATCCTTAGGCCTGTAATTGTTTCTTCTTCTTTTTTTTCATCATAGCATTAAATCCTGTGGGTTGCACGAATTTATAATAGGATGACTTAGGATTCATAAAAGAAGCAGCCATTTTATCTTTCTTCTTCTTTTTTTTCTTTGGTTCTTTGACCGTGAACCCTGATTTGTATTTAAAGCTCATTTAGTAATACTCCAATAAACTCGAAGCTGGCAGCTTAGGAGGATCCTCATAATCCTCTGGATGCACGGCCAACCCTACTTGTCGATAACGCATTAACGCTTGTGTCATACTATCAACTAAATCGTCATTGTCACCATAAGGGAAAGCAGCGCATTCTTCAACTAATTCTTGCGCCCAATGATCATCGGTGCACCATACCTGTCCTGCTTCAAACAGTGTTGATACAGAGTTTACTCTTACATGTTTATCATTACCACGACTTGGTGTGAAGTTAATAACAGGAATACCAAAGCGCCGTAGTTCTTGGGTCAGGGGTAATCCACTTGCTTTCGCCTCCACAATAATTGTTTCTGGCTCCCAGTATTGATACTGTTCCATTGCTTTTGTTTTTAATCGAGGAAAGTCCCATCGTCCTTTCTCCACGTCAAGCAAAATTATATTTGGTGTAATCTCTTCATGAAGGAATACTCCCCATGTTGTAATAGCTGAGAAGTCTGCGGTTTCTTTTTTACTAAAGGCCGTGTCATACGATTGAATCACATGACGCAATTTAGGGAGCTTGGGCTTATCCCAAATATTCCAGTACTCTCGTTTGATAATGGAACCTTCTTCTGAAGTAGGATTCTGTTGCCACTGAGCATTCCACTTCGGAACGGACAGTGAGGCTTGAACCGATTCTAATTCTTCTTTTTTCCAATATTGTGGCCAGACAGGATCTCCTGATGGCATGATTGCGGGAAACTCAATCACCTCCCACTGATCTGCTTTAGGTTCTTTCTGTGCTTTCATTAATTCTCCGGTTAGATCTTTTGTTGACCACCTTGTCATAACAATAACAATCCTACCTCCTGGTTGTAAACGTTGTCTTGGTCCAGAGGTATACCACTCGTAAGCTGACTCCATTGCTGTTTCACTTAATGCATCTTGCTCGGAATGGGGATCATCAATAATTAATAAATCTGCACCCCTACCTGTGATGGCTCCACCAACTCCTGCTGCGAAATACTCTCCCCCCTTATTTGTCTCCCACCTTCCTGCAGCTTTTGAATCTTGGGATAATTTAATATCATCAAAAATATCTTGAAAAGTATTTTCTTCCATGAGGTTACGAACCTTACGACCGAAACGATAAGAGAGTTCTGCTGTGTGTGTTGTTTGAATGATCTTGAGCCGTGGATCACGGCCCATCATCCACGCAGGAAATAAAAAAGATGCAAATTCTGATTTTGTATGTCTGGGTGGCATATTAACAATTAATCGTTTTATCTTCCCCTCGGCCAATGCTTGAAACTTTTCTGCAATTTGTATGTGATGGGGTCCCTCTACAAACTCTGGCCAAACTTGTTTTACAAATTTTAAAAAATTTTTTTTAGCCAATGATTTTAAATCAAATGTTTTCTTACGCAGCATTAACTTTTTTTGTAATATGTCTAATTCACTCGGACTTAAATTATCAAAATTAGTTAACCTCTTAAAGGTATTAAGGTCAGACATCAGATCTTTATACCATATAGTTTATATGAGTAAAAGTTTATATATAAAGAGAACTATATAGACCTCCGGTCTTATTTAGGGGTTCCCCCCCTTTTCGATTTTTTGATGGCCCAAGTTTCAAGATCCTCTTCTT